CAGTCTTGCGGCACAAGGCAATGACAGGCGGAGAAAGGTGCGGTACGGGGCGAAAGGACTGGAATGGCTTGGAAACACGGGGATAGCGACGATCTGAACGGACTGGTGTGGAGAAATACTGGTACGGCTGTGTAGAAAGTCGTGGGAAGGGTCTGCCTTTTGGCAGGCTTTTTAGTTGGGAAGGGTCGGGAAATTTTCGACGGCATTCAGTGAATTGGCTGTCAGGCTCAACATGGCGACTTGGGCGGCGGCGTTGTGGTCGAGGGTTGGGAAGGCTGACTGTAGTTTGGCGCTCAGATCGCTGAGGCTAGTTGCCGAGTCGATGATCGCTTGGATCGGGGAAAGGGTCGACTGCATTGCGGTGGCCAAGGGTGTGGCACCGTAGGCGGCGACGCGATCGCTTTGGGCGAGGCCTTGGCTGGTGGGTGGCGGAGATCCAGCGGAGAGGGCGCGGAGGGGTGGCGTGAAGGGTGTGACGACATTGCCACCGACGAGGCGACGGAATGTGAGGCCGACGGCTTGGTTGTAGTTGTCGAGGCCTGCGTCGTCGAGTTCGAGACCTGATTTGTAGGATCGTTCGACGGCGGTGCTGAGGGCTTCGATAGTTTGGTTGTCCTCGGCTCCCCACGAGATGTCTGGAATGGGTCCAGACCAGCCGTTGATCTGCCAGAGTGGGATGATGAGTTGGGTGCGGATGCATTGGCCGAGGGCGAGGCTGTCATATTGGCGGATGTCGTCGCGGACCTCGGCTTGGACTGAGGCTTGGCCACCTGAATTGAGACCGCCACCGCTTTGGACATCGGAGGAGCTGGTTTGGCCGAGGATGATTTTGGAGATCTCGTTGTTTGCCACTTTATGGAAGCGCTCGAAGGCGTCACCACCTTGGGTGGCGTTTGCCTGGTGGATCTGGACGTCGGCATCGTTGGGGATGGCGAGGCCAAAGAGTCGGGTGGCGGCGCTGAAGGCACGTTCGAGAAGAAAGCGGGACTCGGGGCTGGTCTCGTCGTATTTCCCGACCATGAAGGGTGCACCGAAGCGCTCAAGGAAACGAATCCACCAATCGCGATCCTGGGTGGCAAAGAGCCACCAGAACAAAACGGCACGCATGGGTCCACCCCAGGTATCGGGAACGGATTTTAGGAGGTGGCCGCGATGGATGATGTAGACCATGGGATCAGCCTCTTGGTAGATGCCGAGCGGTTGGCCGGAAGGGTCGGTTTGTTGGATGCGGAGGCGACCAAGGGAGAAGTCGAGGAGATGGTATTCGACGGGGCGGAGTTCGTCGAGTTCATAGCGCCAGCCCTCGCGATCGGAGGGCTTGTAGATTTTTTGGACAACGGAAACGGGGTAAAGGGTCGAGTCGAGGAGATGGATCAGGGCGTCGAGGAATGAGGGGAGGTTTTTGAGATGCTCCAAAACGTCGAGGCAAAGGGTCTCTTGGCTCGGGTCTTTTTCGTCGACGGGGGTGACCTTGAGGGGTTTGCCGACGACTGCCAATTTGCGCTTTCCGAATTCGGTCTGGGTATGGCCGTGGCCTGAGACGACATCTCGACTGAGGGCGAAGAAGTCATGCATGCTGCCTGACTCGGCAGAGCGGAGAACACCCGAAAGGGTGGAGGCATCAATGCTCGGCGCAAGCGCGGCGGGCTGGCCGATGATGGTGCGGCTGGGGGTTTTGGCGTAGCGGGCGAGGAGTGTTTTGAGGATGTTCATTTTTGTAGTGTCTAGTGTGAAGTGATCAGTGATCAGTGGAAGAAAGGGTTATGCTAGGCCGAGTTCGCCGAGGCGGCGGTTGGTTTCTTTGATCTCGGTCCAGATCCGTGTGAGAGGGTCGATAGTTGGCGCTTTGTCTTTGGCCTCGCGTGGCGGGCGGTTTTTTCCGAAGCTATTGCGGCCTGCGTTTTGGACGGCTTGGGCTTTTACGAATAGGCCATCGGGACCGGGGACGAATTGCTCGGCATTGGGATCGCCATCGCGGAGTTTCTTCATGAAGATTTTCCGCAAGGGTCGATCAGGGGAGTCTGACTGGATGGCACCAGGGAACATGTCACGGGAAATTTTCTTGCCTGTTTTTTCTGCGGAGTCCCCTGCTTTTTTGAGTGCCTCGTCGAGGCCCTCGGCTTTTTTCACGGTCTCGGCGATGGCGGCTTGGCGCTTGGACTCGCCAGTGACGAGTTCGGCGTAGGCTTCTGGGTTGAGACTTTCGCCGAGTTCTTTGAGGCGGGCCTTGGCGGCGGTGTTGTCGATGAGGCGCTCTTGGTTTGCGCCTTTCCATGCGGCGGCTCCTTTTTCCATGGTCTCGCGGAGGATCTTGGCGCTGGCCTCAATGCCTTTGTCAAAGCGCAAGGCGTTGGTGAGAAAGGGTAGATTGCCAAAGGCGGTGTTGGCGTTGTTTTGCGAGGCGTTGGCGTTGTCGGCGAGGTTGCCGAGACCAGGGACATTCGAGAGGGTCTGGAGGATCTGGGCGGAGAATTGCTCACCGATGCCACGGAAGGCCTCACGAAGGACGATGAGGAATCCTGAATCGCTCAAGAATGACATGCCCGAGCGGAAGATGCCGGGGATGGTCTCGGCGAGGAATGCGACGCCACCACGAATGCCAGAAGAAAAGACGTTGATGCCCTCAGTGAATGCGACGGTGAGACCAGCTCCTAGAAAATCGCCAAGGTTCCCGGAAGATTGAGCTTGGCGGAGAAGTGAAATGAATGCGGAGAGGCGAACGCCAGCGGAGTCGAGGCGCTCGATCCAGCCGGAGATCTGGGGGCGAAGCCAATCGTTGAGCGGGGTACCTACGGTGCGGAGAAGTTTATTCCATCCATCGGTAAGGGTGGAAAGGAGGCCGTTGGTGGAGGCGCTTTGGGTGGCCATCATGTTGTAAAACTTCCCGCCCTCACTGGTGAGGTTGATGAAGGCTTGTTGCAACATGGGGAAAGTGATCTTGCCATCAGAGGCGAGTTTCTTGATCTCGGAGTCGGTGACGTTGAGGACTTTGGCAAGTTCTTGGATGATGGGGATGCCGCGGCCTGTCATTTGGTTGATGTCCTCGGCGAAAAGGGTGCCTTGGACGCGGGCCTTGCCGTAAAGCTCAGCGATCTCGCGGATGGGTGCCTGGATGCCAGAGGAGACATCGCCGACGCGTCGCAGGGTATCGGCGACGGTATCGGCGGACTCGTTGAAGGCGATGAGCATTTTGCCTGACTCGGCGAGTTCGGGAAACTCGAAAGGGGTGGACGATGCGAGGGCGTCGATTTGCTCGAGTACGGTTTTTGTTTTCTCGGCATTGCCAATGAGGGTTCCCATGGCGAGGCTGGTGCTTTCAAAATCGGCGGCGAGGTTGGAGGATTTTTTGAGTAGGGCGAGAGCGCCAGTGACACCACCGATGCCACCGATGAGAGCGCCTACAGGTAGGGCTTTGCTGAGACCACCCATGAGGGAGCCGATACCGCCGATGCCTTTCCGCATGATGCCGATGGCTCCTTGGAATTTCGAGGTATCGAGACCGACGCTGTAGGAGATGCTGGACATGGGTTGAGGGGATGGGACTTAGGGGAGTGATGGGAATTATGCTTTTTTGGCGCGGCGGCTGGGGAGGACGTGGTAGAGGGCGCGGAGGCGTGCCATCTCGGCGAGCTTAGCGGTGACGTAGGCCTCGTCGGAGGTGGTCATGCCTGTGGGCTCGTGGCCGAGTCGGTAGGATCGGCTGGGCAAGAGGGCAAATGCGGCTTTGAGGGGGTATCTCCAGACGGCGTCGTGAAGGGTGACGTGGTATTCTGAATGGAGGAGATCGACGAGGGCGATGGTCCAGCCATCGGGAGGGCCTGATTGGTTGGCGGAGTGGCAAATGGCGGATTCGCCTCGGTGTTGGCCTGCGGCGGATTGGCCCCCGCCGGGCTGGGCTTTCCCTGGGCGGTGAGGGCGCTCATTTCCATGGCGATGTGGGCACTGGCCTCGCGAAGCTGGGGAATGGTGAGCGGGCGGATCAGTTGGCGTGCGGCGTGGAGGAGATCGGCTTGGTTGCCGCGTTCGATGAGGGCATCGGCCCGCTCGGGATCGGTGAAGACGAGGAGAGAAAGGGCGAGGTCATCGGTGTCGTCGAGGGCGGCATCGCGGAAAAGGGCGGCGATGGATTCGATGGCCCAGAGCATGCCGACTGTTAAGGGTCGAAGGTCGGAAGGTCCAAAAGTGGGAAGGTGTTGGCGGGCGGCGCTGGCGATGTGGCGGGCGGCGGCGGGGTTGGAGCCGGTGGACTCGGCGAGGCTTTTGGCGTGCATGCCTGCGAGGTGGGAGAAGAATGCGGCTTGCTCGTGGGTGAGGATTTCGCCGGGTTGTGGGAGTTTGGGAGCTTGCATGGTGTTGTGTCTTTTGGTAGGTTGGTCACTAGTCACTGGTCACTAGTAGGGGTTGTGTGGGATGGGACTTTGTTGACGGTGGGGACTTTGTTGACGGTGGTGAGGATGGCGGGTCGGAGGGGGGAGGTTCCGACCCACCATGAGGGTTGGTTAGTCTTCGATGATGTCGGGGAGATCGACGGTTTGCTCTACGGCGGACCAGGTGCCAGTGGCGGGTTCGTAGGATTTGGCCGTTGGGCGGGCACCGAGGCTGTCCCAGTTGGTGGCGGTGATGGTGAGCATGCGTGCGCCTTTTTCTTCCCACTTGACGGTGACTTTTAAGATCGATCCGCAAACGGGGTTGCCGAGGGTATCGGCGAGGAGTGGGAAGGCGATCAGCTCGCCGAGGCCGGGGGCTTCGACATCACTGGTGAACAAGGTATCGAGTGAGAATTCACTACGCGGGTTGTTGATCAAGAGCGTGCGGAGTCCGCCGTTGCCGTTGAGGATTTCCTCAGTGTCGCCAGTGCGATCGAGGGTGGCGGATTTGACGGTGCCGAAGTCGTCACCGATTTGAGCGGTGCCGAAGATGACGTTTTCTGGGAGTTCGCCGATGGCGAGGTAGCCGGGGATGATGGTGTTAAGTGACATGGTAATTTAGTGGTGAGTGTGGAGTGATCAGTGATCAGTGGTTTGACTGGGGTTGATTATGGGATGGTGACGGGGATGACGGTGGGGTGGGATTTTAGCGCGCGTTCGAGGGTGAATGAGAGTTGGTGTTGGGTGGTGACGATGCCTTCGATGAGGAGATACTCGGAGTTCTGGAGGGTGTAGCCTGTGGGATCGATGCCAGCGTCGGTCGGGAAGCGGAGGGCGCGGATGCGTTGCTCGTAGTCGCTGATGAGTTCCATGAGGCTTGGCGTGGCACCAGGGCGAGAGGTGGTGAGGTATTGGGACTCGTCGACGTGGAGGCCTGCGGCGACTTGGATGACGACTTCGAGGCGATCGGTGGTGACGCCGTGGGCGGCATTGGCGTTCGGCGCGTAGCCGGGCCACATGAAGATGGCGCGGAAGGTGGAGGGTGAAACGGTGAGTTGGCGGATCATGTCCTCAGGGTCCTTGGCGATGGAGATCGTGCCTTTGAGCTCGGTCGTGCGCGCGGTCATGGTGGTGACGACGGCTTTGAGGATGGCTTGGGGAGAGAGGTTCATTTTATGAAGTGGTTAGTGAGCAGTGATCAGGGGGTGACGGCATTGATAGCGGTTGCCCATAGGTCGTTTCCTGTGCCGTTGGCGTGAACGTCATCCACACGATTTGCAGCATTCGAAAGATCTACCACCACAGATGCATCAATTACCGCGTTGAATCCATCCGCCACGGCATTTGCCAAAATCTGCGCTCGCACATCATTGCTGCGCGTCACTTTGGCGGCGTCCCATGTTGGGGCAATCGGAGTGGGGCAGACGTGAATCATCGTCTTCATACCCACCGCGCGCGCCTTGGCTGCGTAGTCACGCTGATACCCATAAATCTGAGCTGCTGTGCGCGTGCCTTGACCAATATCGTTGATGCTTCCGAGAATCGAAAACCACACATTTTTGCCAAGTGCCGCAGGGGTAAGCCATGCCGCTTGGGTGTTCCAGTTTTGATATGTTGCATCATATCCTTCACAGGCCATCCCAGATGTGGCGATGTTGACTTGTCGCACGTTTGACCAGTTGGATTTTGCTTCGAGCTTTTTCCCCCAGTGATCCACCGTGCGTGTCAAGAAATCGACTTCTTCGGCGGTGGAGTCGCCCTCGATGATCATCAGCGTTGGCGCGGGGTCGAGGATCATTTCAGCGACGCTCGCGGCTCGTGCTTCTGTTGATGTTAGCTCGCGGTTGAAAATTAAAATACTGCGGATTGTGCCGACGTAGCGGTCTACGCTGGAGAATGTGCCAGAGTTGAAGCTGCGGGCAAAAAGCGAGACGTTTGTGAGAGAAACGCTTTGCACGGGAGATGCGGCAGTCGCGGGGTTGGACTCCGCGCCATCCACCCATGATTTTACCGTGTTTGTGCCATAGGTAAATCCATGCACGCGGAATTGGCGAGAGTTGCGAGGTAAAGCACGCTCAACGGTGCTTTGACTAACGAGAGATGTTTGGTGCGTTGTGTTACCTACTGCGATTCTGGAAAGACGAGTTTTGTTTGTCCCGTCGTAACCCCAGATGTGCGAGTTGTTCCAGAACGTGCCAGACGCATTCGAGACAACACAAATGCCCCCGCCCGATGCGCTATTCACGACTCCGCCCGGCACTGTGTCGATGAATACCGTTCCGGTTCGAGTGTCGGGGATCGTAAAGGCGAGACCCTGCGTCGCCGTTTGATCTGCTGTCCAGCCATTTGCTCCACGGCTGAAGGTGCCTTGCAATGCGCGTGACGTTCCCGCGAACGGGATCGGGTTGCCCGTTGCTGCTTGCCCATCGCTGCCAAAGTAGCAACCAAGGATCAGCTCGTCTTTGATGCCAGCATTGGCAAGCGTGGTGAATGCGAGATCAAGTCGACGAGCATAACTGGTGGTGACGGGTACTGCAGCGGCGACGAGAGTGGCGTAGTGGGCGCGGGCGTCTGGGTCTGAAAAAGAAAATGCGCCGGATGGGTGGCCGGTGGCGGAGAGTCGTGTGGCGGAGAGGCGCATTGTGTCTGGTTGAGTGTGAAGTGATCCGTGTTAGGCAAGCTCGGTGAGTTCTAGGACGCCATCGGTGGAGGCGGCGCGGATGATGCCGATTTGGGCATCGGCGGGGACTGCTAGGTCAAGGCGCTCGTCTTGGGCGATGAGGTGGGAGGTGCCGCCCGCGATTTGGGTGCCAGTGCCGATGCGGTAGCGGATGGAGGCCCCTGTGGCGCGAATGGAGATGCGGCGGCATGTGCTGGTGAGCGCGGTGCTGGCGGAGGTAGCGCCAGCGGCGAGCTGGCGGGCGACGGCGGGTTGGCCGAGGGCGGAAAATGCCAAGGCGGTGAGGATGTCGATGAAGATCTGGGGCTCATCGATATTCTTGTTGGCGGCGAGATCGGCTTGGATCTGGGCGAGTGAGCGGGGGTTGGGGTAAGCGGGCATGACTTTTTTTTCAGTGTTGAGCAGTGGATTGACTGGGGTGGTTAGTTTGCCTCGTAGGCCCAGATGATGCGGGCGCTGAGGGTGGTGCCGTTGTTCTGGAATTCGAGCGTGCCGGGGATGCCACCACCGCTGATTTGCAGGGCGGCTTTGCTGTGGATTTGACCGTAAATTGTGGCGTATAGGGTCTCGGGGGCTAGGAGGTTATCCGAGACGGTGAGGGCTCCGCTCTCGGCAATGATGAGGAGTGCATTGTAATCCTCGGGTGATGGGTTGGTGAGGCCCTCGGCATCGGTGTTTGTGTTAAGATCGACAAGAGCGCCGACGAATTCGACCCCAGCGGTGGTGGCCGTGGATTCGGCACTGCTGACGCCGCTGCATGTGCCATTTCCGAGTTCCATGGTAAGACCTGAATCATTTTGCTCGCCAAAAAGATTGATGCGGCGGGTGAGGCTGATGTCCTCGCCTGATCCACCGACGGTGTAGTATTTTTGGATGATGGTATCGCGGGAGAGTTGGAGGCGGACTTTGTTTGCCCAGGTGGATGCGGTATCGCCGACTTTGACGCGGACGGCGAAGGTGCGGGGAAATTCTCCGTAGGCCCCGGCATTGGAGGTGACGAGGAGTGCCACTGATCCTGCGGTGGTGATGGTGCCAGCGGCGCTGATGGTCTCAACTTGGGCGACGGCGTTGATGTTCTCTTCTTCTGGCAGGGTGAATAGTCCTGTAGCGAGATCGAGGGTGACGATTTTACCGCTGGAGAGCGCGAGGATCTGGCGAGCTACCATGTGGTCCGATGTCTTTAGCTGGATGGCGTCTTCTGATCCAAAGCGGCGATTGCCTTTGCTGCCTTCCAGCGTGGGAGATGCTTTGCCTAGGAGGGAGTGGTTGGCGGTGATGTTGGCGAATTTCATAAAGTTTTTTTAACGACGGATTGAACGGATTTACGGATGGGAAAAAGAGAGGAGAATTTTAGCCGTTGAGTTTGTGGCGGGGTGTGGTGCGGGAGGGCTCGGTGACGGTGGAGATGGGGGCGCGGTTGCCTGCGGCGGGAGCCTCGCTGACTCCGCCGAGGGAGCCATCACCGTTGCCGATGGCTTCGAGCTGGGAGCGGAGTTTGTTGGCGCGCGCGGTGTAGGGATTGGCCTCGCCTGCGAAGCCACGGCGGGCGTAGAGGGTCTCGGCAATGAAGACTTTGGCGGCCTCTGCGACGAGGGCTGGCGCGGGATCGGGAAAGGGGGTGGCGAAGCGTCCGCTGAGGTAGGCATCGACCTGGGCATCGGCAGCGGCGGCGATGGCATCGAAGAGGCCTGTGTCCTCTGTGCCGTCACCGTTGTCGTCGAGAGCTTGGGTGACGAACTGGGGCGGGATGAGGGTCTCGATGGCGATGCGGGTGGAATACATGGTCGAAGGTGGGAAGGTCTAAGGTCGAAAGTCGGGAGCGGTGGTTCCGCTTTTGAGGCGGGGAGGAAATAAAAGAGGGGGAGTTTTTTAGGACTCCCCCTCTCTTGGGTCATGCAGCGGTGGGGGGCTGGGGGAATGCGGGATTATGCGGCGTCTGCGCCGGTGCTACCCCAGGCGAGCTGTGGCAGGCCGTAGCCAGCGCCATAGATGCCGTAGGCTTGGTAGAGGAACTCGTGCTTGGTCATGACGTGGTGGTCCTCTGGGTTGGTGCAACCTGTGAGGGTGGTGTCTTTGACGCGTTGCAGGATGAGGGGCTTGATCGGGAAGCCGACTTCCAAGAGGAACCAGGCATCGGCATTGGTGAGGCTGGACCAGACGAGCAACTCAGCGGAGTCTTTGTTGACGTTGGTGTCACCACCGCTTACCAGCTCAGACTTGAGGATGCGCTTGGCGAGGGACTCGTTGTTGGGGTGGACGACGAGGATGACTTTGCGGCCAAGGCCGAGTGGATTGCCTGCGCCATCTTTCATGCTCTTGAGTGCGGCGAGCGCGGTCTCAAAGTTGGCTCCCGAGAGTTTCTTGGTGCCTTTGTTGGCGAAGGTGGTGGACTTCTCATCACCGGGGTTGTGTTTCTTGGCGGTGTCGAAGAAGTTTTTTCCAGTGTAGTCTTTGTTGGTGAATCCGCCAGTGAGGAGGGCGGCGACTAGCTCGTCTTTGTGAGCGTTGGCTGAGAATCCTGCGCTTTCAAAGAGTGGATTGTAGAGGCCGAATTGGTCGGTCTCGACGTGGAGTTCTTTGACGGCGACGGTTGCCTCAAATTCCTTGTTGGAAATGGTGTAGGCATTGGCGGCCAAGTTCTGGATGACGACTTCACCGAGGAATTCGCGCATCTTGGGGAAGGCACCGAGCCAGCCGTAGACCTCTTGGAGGGCGTTGCTGGTGGTGGACATGGCGACGTTTTGCCATTGGGTGACGGCGGAGTTCATCGCGCCGAGGAAGAGGGCTTTGTAGCCTTTGAAAAGGGAGGCGAGGTTGGTTTGGTTGATTTGCATAGGAGGTAGTGGCTAGTGATGAGTGATCAGTGAGCGGTGGTTAGGGGTTACAGACCAGGGGCGAGGGTGGTGTCGACGACTACCTCACCGTTCTCGAAGCCGATCATGAGGCCTGCGACTACGGAGTTGGTGCCGGTGACGGACTGGATGGAGTTGTCATCTTTGACGTAGACCTTTTTGCCGACGTGGGCGATGGTGCAGGCGTTGGTTGCATCGTTTGCCCAGGCGAAGACTCCGCGCTTGACGCTGATGTAGAGGTCTGCGGCAGATCCGCCAGAGTTGTCGACGGTTTCCTCGGCGCGACCGATGACGCGGAAGTTCGCGGAATCAGCGGCGGGAACGGCATAGCCTGAATTGTTCAGGGCGACGATGGCACCGGCGAAGATCTTGGTGGATGCTGCGAGCGGGGCGCGGTAGATGCCAGATGGCAACTCGGGGGTATTGATTTCAGTGGTGAGGGCGGACATGAGATGTGATTAGTTGGAAGTGATCAGTGAGCAGTGGGTTGGGTTAGACGGTTTTGAGGTATTGTTCCTCGCTGATGTTGAGTTGTGCGCAGATGATTTTCTCTTCGGCGCTGAGGGCTTTGACGGGAGGTGTGCCGGTGCCAGGTGTGGGAACGGTGGCGGAGAGTGGGACTACGTTGGAGGGTAGTTTCTCGACCATGGAGCGGAGGGTATCGATGGGAGTGGCGGCGATTTGCTCGGCGCTGAGTGGGATGACTTTGCCAGCGGTGACGGCGCGATCGACGATGTTGTTGCGCTCGATGGTATCGAGGCGGGCGATGATGGCGTTGTTGGCGGACATCGGGTCGACGGCAGGCGGAGCCTCAGCGGGCTCTGGTTTTTTCTCGGCGGCAGCGGTGGCGGCGGCGGTGATTTGTTCGTCGGTGGCGTCTTCGGGGAGACCTAGCATTTTGCAGATGAGTGCTTTGTAGTTCATGTTTTGCTTTGTGGGGATGGTTGGTTGATCTGGTGCAGAGTAGGCGTGGAGATTGGGGATCTGGCCTTGGCGGCAGAGGGCGACGCTATGAATGAAGGTGACGCGGCCTTTGTCATCGCGGGCGATGGTGGGGCTGAGATCGCGGTAGTGTCGGCCAGTGTAGGCACTCTCACCTTGAGGGGTCCAGATGGATGGGATGTAGTAGATCCCCTCGCCTGCTACGGCGGAGAGTTTGCCGTAACCGGCGACGAACTGGGGCTCGCCATTTTTCTTGTCGGGCTCACCGACGGTGGAGTGGGCGAAGTCGAGAGCGATTTCCTCAAAGCCGTGTTGCGTTTGGTTGGCGGCGAGAACGGTGAGGGTGTGGTCATCACAGATGACGGGGTTGCCACTGAGATCGGCAGTAGTTCCCCAGGGGACGATGAGGAGTTTTTCCGGTAGAGGAATGGGGCCGGTGGCGGGAAGAGCGGCAGCGACGGCGCTACCGCTCAGCGCTGTGATGCGGAGCTGAGTGGATTGACCGGGTAGGGCGCGTCGATGCATGGGTGTAGTAAAAAGAAAACCCGCCGAGGTGTGAACCTGCGGCGGGGGTGGTTGGGGAGGTGGAAAGGGTCTGTGTTTGGGTCGGAAGGTCTTAAAGTCGAAGGTGGAAAGTCGGGAGCTGGGGTTGGGGGGGGAACGACGGATTTTACGGATTTACGGATTTTGAGGTTTGAAGTGGGCGCGATAGGCGTAGTAGATGGCGGTGATGTGATCGCTGATGGCTTTGAATCCACAGATCCACAAAAGTATCGAGTGGGCTTGGTTTACGTAAAAGATGGCCCACAGAATTGACCAGAGGACGGCGATGATTTCTTCGATGAGGCTTTTGGTGGAGTCGGTCATGAGTGGTTTTGGCTTATGTCTTGTGTCTGGTGGTCTTGTGTCTCTCAGGGGATGCCGAGTTTGCGTTTGAGGACTTGGTTGATCATTTTGAAGGCGTGGGCGGTGGGTTTGCCAGTGGGATCAAATGGCATGAAGGGACGGGCGGGAATGTTGCTTCCGGGGTGATTGACTTTCTTGAAGATGCCGTAGGGGGTTTTGAGGGCTTTTTTGTTTTTGGGGAGGATGACGTGGGGCTGGGTTCGTCCTCCAAGCTGGTGGATGGCGGCGTAGTGTCGATCGCTGGCAATGGTGGCGGCCCGCGCGGTGGCGATGGTGCGGATGGACTTGGCGAGCGTGCCCGATTTGCGGAGGGTGGCGGCGGAGCCGTCGGCTTTGTTTGCCCAGGATAAGGGGCGGAGGCTGGAGTCTGTCCAGGCACGCTTGGTGAGGGATGAGAGGCCAAGGCCGATGGCTTGGTGGATGCCGACTTTGTCGCCTGCGGCTTTGTATTTGGCGATGAGATCGGGGGTGATGAAATCGCGGGTGCGGACGGTGATCATTTTGCTGGGGGTCGAAGGTGGGAAGGTCTAAGGTCGAAAGTCGGGAGAAAGATCAGTCTGATTTGCCGGATTTGGATGATCGGGCGGATTTTGGTTTTTTGGGCTTTGGCGTTTTCTTTTGGGTGAAGGTGAAGGTGATTTTGTCACCGCTGCCGAGGTGGACGTTGGGATCGCAGGCGATGGATTTGAATACGATGGCGGCGTATTCTACGGTGGTGAGTTTGCTGTCGTTGCCGTGGGTTTCCCATTTGCCGCGCACGGTGCGAACGGTGCTTTTGTTGCGAATGGTGATGACGAAGGTGTGGTTTTGGGTATCGCTCATGATGGGAGGGATGGGAGTTATGGGAATTATTCTTCGTCTTCATCTTTGAGGCATGCGGGCATGACTGGGGTGAGATCGATTTGCACTGAGACTCGATTGCCGGTGGTGCTTATTTTGATGACTCCTTTGTCTTTGAGTGATTGAAGGGCTTCCATCATTTCCGGTGTGCCGATGCGCTCGGAAACTTCTGGGACTTCACTTTCATTTCGTAGGCATGCAAAGCACGCGATCGCGCCGATCTCGGCTAAGGTAAGTGATGCGCCTCCAATCCAGTCTGGGAGTGTGATTGCGCCTTGTTCTTCTGGTATTAAGTATAGGTCTGACATGGTGGTTGAGAATGGGGTGTTAATGGAGATAGACGCAAACGTAGTGGTGGACTTTGTGTTTGGTTTTGAGTCTGGAGAGGCGGGCTTTTAACCAGGGGATGGTGTGGGCCTCGGCTTCACTGATCTCGCGGATGTTGGCGGCGGCTTGCAGATCGCATGTCTTGGCGATGACGGCATTGGCGGCGACGCGGGCGGAGCTGGTGCATGTGGCGCGGCCATGGATGGAGTCATCGTGGCGGGCGACGGCACGGAAGATGCCACCATTGGTGGGGGTGAATGTTACTGTGATGTGGTAGGTCATTTGGGGTCGAAGGTCTGAAGGTCGAAGGTCTGAAGGTCGAAGGTCTGAAGGTCGAAGGTCTAAAGTCGGGATGCTATGATTTTGGATCCAAAAGTTGGTCGAGGCGGTCTTGGAATTTCTTGGGGTTGTTTCCTAGGTGCCATCCCTTACAATAGGGGCATGGGTAGCCGCTGAGGCCGCGATTGTTGATGGCTTTGAGGGCCTTGATGGCGGCGTGCCGATTGCGGTGGCGGACTTTGCCCGAGCAGGCGTTGGATTTGGATCTCATGGCCTATTCGATTGCGTTGTCTGGAGTGGGGAAATCGTTGGGCGTAGTTACATCTGTGATGGTGTATTCTACTTTGGTGTCCATGCCTTCGATAATGCCGATCACAATATCGGTGATGACTTTGAGCGATGGGATGTGATGGGTTTGTGTTGTTTTTAGCTCTCGCTCAATGGTGTCTTTGATGTCGATGCTGATTGGTTCCTTATTGATAATCTTTAGGGTTTTTCCACCTTCATAAAGGTAGGTGACGCCAAAGGTTTTGAGTTCAATGTGTTGGTGTGCTGGTGAGTTCATGGTGTTGTGTCTGTGGGAAGTTTTTGAAGGGTGGTGGTGACAAAGTCGAAGTAGTCTGGATCTTGGGAAGCAAAGAGATAGGGGTCTCGGTGTAAGCGCTGGATGCCCATGGTGAGTATTTCGGTGGCGGCGTTGCCGTAGTCTTTGCCAATGTATGGAGAGCCTCCTTTTGTGGCCCATTCGTCCTCGTAGGTGACTTCGTTGGCTTTGTAGTTATACCCGGTGACTACGCTGAGTTTCACGGTTTTTTTGCCATCGGCACGTTTGAGGAGGTAGGCGCGGGATGCGGCGAGGACTTCGGGCGTCTGGATCTCGGTGCCGTGGGTGATCTCGTGCATGACGACATCATAGTCGGTGGAGCTGCTTACGTGAATGGCCTTGGTGCTGGGCATGTAGTGAGCGCGGCCTTTGTGAGAGACGATGTCGATCTCGGGTAGAAGATCTTTATGCGTGTATCGCTCAGTGAGGCGCTTGCCTTCGAGTATGTTGGGTTTCTTTACGAGTCCTTTTGTGGGGATAAAGCGAACTGATCCGCGCTCAGATTCTGGGATCTCGATGATGGTACGGGCGCGTTCGATGATGTGTTCTAGCTCTACCTCAGCTTTAACAATATCGGTGATAGCGGCCTCGTAGATTTGTTTTTGGAGATCAATGGTATCATTTTGGGCTTTCCAGTAGTCGGTGCGGGCCTTAGCGGCGAGGGCTTTTTTCTCAACGATTTTAGCGAGGGCTTTCTCGTGATCAGCTTTGATTTCGGTTTCGAGGCGGGTGCGAATCGTGGCAGCATTGCGCGCGGTAGGTTTTGCCTTTTTGCGGACTGGAGGTTTGGTTTTTTTATTCAATGACCAGTAGTCGGCGAGGGTGCGGCCATCGCTCAGCCGGATGGTGGCGGCCCATGACTGGAAGAGGCTTTTCTCGGAGGGGGCGAAGCGTTCGAGGATTTGTTCGAGGGGGAGGTTGTTGTCGGCGGGGCGGAATTCGTAGCCTTTTCCCCCGCCCTTTTCGCGTGGGGTGCGGATGTCGAGGAATCCTTGGCCACCGGGCTTGACGATGCGTTGCTGGGTGGCGATCTGGTTGAGCTGACTTTGGGGGAGGACTTTTTTGTCTTCGTCGGGGAGCTTGGTCTCGCTGGCGGAGATGGCATCGACGTCGTCCTTGGTCATGACGACCATGTCACAGCGGCAGTTGAATTCCCATGGTGGGGTGTGGTTGAGCCAAAAGGGATGATCGGCAGGGAGGATCTTTTTGTTGAGTGCTGCATGGGCGGGGCGGACGCGGGAGTCCTCGCTGGAGAGGTATTGGCGAAAGGGGAAGACATCGCTGTGGGCCTCGGCGAGGGCGTGCTGGGTCTGGGCGTAGGCGGTCCAGCCGTGGAGGCGGAGGAGCATTTCGGCGCGGCGGTTGGCGGCGCGGGTTTGTTTGAGTTGGTCCTCCTCGCTAGCATTCGGGTCGATGAGAAAGGGGCTGATTTGGTCGAAGATTTCGTCTTTGAGGTCATCGAAGTCGCCACCACTGGGCAGGCTGGCGGTGAGGCGGCGGACGTTGGCGATGGTGTCGAGGCACTCAATGCCGGTTATCGTGTAAGCGCGGGCCTGTAGATCGGGATGGAGTTGGTCCCAGACGGCGCGGGTGACTTCTGGTTTTCCGGCGATGAGGGCGGTGGCTTGGTCGTGGGGAATGGCTAACATTGGGTCGAAGGTCTGAAGGTCGAAGGTCTGAAGGTGTCTTATGCGGTGGCGAGATCGGCTAGGAGTTGGTGGCCTTTGGGGGTGAGGCGGTAGACGGTGATGAGGTGATTGATGAATCGATCCTCGACGAGGCCGTCTGCTTTGTAGCGGAGAAGCTCGGCGGCGATGATGTCGCCATGGACACCGAGGCGCAGGCGGATGGCATCGACGGATGATTGGCCTTTCTGGAGATCTTTGAGGATGGGGTGCATGGGTAAATGCTGAAAAGTTGAAAAACTGAAATGCTGAAACTTTATGCGCGGCTGATGGGGGCGGTGGCGTTCTCGGCGTAGATCTGGGAGGCGACGCGGAACATGACTTGGCGGTTGTAGTAATCACGATCACTGATGATCTTGATTAGGCGGGTGACTTGCGGCAGATCACACTCGAATACCTCGGCCATGGCTTGCCAAGTGATGAAGCCAGATCGCATTGCGTGGACGATAGTATAGAGGTGCCAGGTCTCAGCGGTCTCGTCTAATCCTACTAAGGTGCGCATGCGGCTGATGCTGATGCCGGTGCATGTGCAACCTGCTTGGAGGATGCCTGCGGCGAGGGTGAGGTCGTTGGCGAGAGTGGCGGTCATGACGAAGGTGGAGTTATGGGACGGATGGGAATTAGGGGAGTTATGACTGGTGACCCATTTGATTGATTGTTTTGTGGCGGATGGCGCGGAGGATTTGGGCGGTAAGGAACGGGTTGGCGGCGTGAGGGTCAAAGCCGAGATCGCGGATGATTTGGTTTTCGACGCTGGTGGTGGTCGGGTGTGGGTAACCGATATTGTGGCGATGAGGTGGGAAAAGTGGCTTGGCGACCTCGGCGAGGCTCGGCGAGAGTGCTTGGGGGAGTGTGGAGATGATTTGGGTGAGGTCGGCGGCGGTGGGCTCCTCGCGGGTGATGTTGGGGTGGATGTCGCAGAGGCCATCACTGAGGATCTCGATGGTGATGACGGCGGTGCGGGTGTATTCGTGGTGGGAAGGGTCTAGCTGGATGGGGACTTTCATATAAATGGGAAAAAGCTGAAAAACTGAAATGCTGAAATTAGGCAGTGATGTTGGTGACGAGGTCGGTGATGAGGGGGAGTTCGGGGGCGATCTTGGCGAGCTTGCGGCGGCGGTTCCGCTGGCGGGTGGCGATGCGGTGGCGGACGTCCATGCGGTTGTGGCAGGCTTGGCAAAGTGCGAGGAGATTCTCGGGATTGCTGTTCATGGGGTTGTGGTCTTTGTGGGCAATGGTGAGGACGATGATGATGGCTTTGCCGTCGATGGGGTCGTGGTACCATCCGAGGTTTTGCTTGGCGTCTTTGTAGGTGGAGTATTCAACTAAAAGGCAGCGGGTTCCTGCGAGGACGATGGCGTAGTTTTTCATGCCGCATTTTTCACATTTGCCGCCCGCGCGTTTGAGGATGGCGGGGCGGATGTGGGTTTTCCAGTTGATGGGGTAGTTTCTGTAGTCGACTGGCATGGCTGTGTCTGGTGAGTTGACTTGGTTGACGGGGTTGACCTTGTTGACGAGGTGTGCCGAGCGTTTGCTCGGCACACCTGGTGTGCTGCGTTTAGACTTTGATGGGGAGGCCGAGGCGGAAGGCTTTGCGGCGCTCGTCGGTCCACCAGCCGGGCTCGCGGGTGCGTTCGAGGTGGGTGAGCAAGCTATCCACATCGATGAGGACGACTTGGGGCGATGGTTGGCTGGAGTCGATAACTCCGCATTGGATGAGGCGATCGATGGTTTGGCGGCTGAGGCAGTTGGCAAGGCCAAGATCAATCAAGGTGGTGGCGGTGAGCTTGATCCAACGTGAGTAGGTTTTGATGACGGGCATGTAGGAGCCATCTTGACGGCGGAGCATGCGGACGACGCCGTAGCGGGCGACGTCATCGGGCTGGCCGGTGATGTTGACGATGTCGCCGGGTCCGGGTTTGGTGGGGACGATTTTGAGGCCGTGGAGGGGCACTTCGGTGATGGGGTGGGTAGCTTGCATGGTGTGTGTCGGTTTAAGTGGTTGTGAGGATTTGACTTTGTTGACGGGGTTGACCTGGTTGACGGGTTATTTGGTGAGGGTCTGCTTTTTGTTGCGGCTGGCGGATTTGCCTTTCTCTTTTGATGCGATGCGGTTGCGGACGGTGAAGAGGAGTTGCTTGAGCTGCTGGAGGGTGAGGCGATGGTATTGGGTATGATCGATTTTGTATTTCGCCTGGGCAAGTTTCTGGACGTAGGCGGCTGTGATGCATTCGTCGACGCGGCCTAGCTTGGTCATGCGGAGGCCGTGGTCGAGGAGCTGGTCCCAGATGAGCTTGATCTGGATCTGGCGGGCCTCGTAGGTGTCGGCCTCGGGACTGGACTTGGTGGGCTTGCCTGCGAGGACGACTTGGTTGAAGTTGACGGGCTTGCCCGCCATGGTCTCAAAGTGGTGCTTGAGGGCGCGGTAGTGTTTTTGCTGGGCCTTGGAGAGTCCAGCACAGCCGGTGACTTTTTCGACTTGCTCGTGACGCCACTCTTCCAATGTGAGGTCGTTGGTGGCGTGGTGGCGCTGGGCTACCTCGTAGGCGGCCTTGATGGCGATGCTGAGGAGGGCTTTTTGTTTGTTGGAGAGTGGGATCATGATTGTGTCTGAAGGTGGAAGGTCTGAAGGTCGAAAGTCGGGATGATCAGTGATGGCTCTCGGGTGTGTTCTCGGGGTTGTAGAATGGGATGTAGAAGTCGATGGGCTCGTCTGGTGGGGGGAGCACTCCGATCTCATCGGGGGGGGTGTAGTCGCTGATGTGGTAGAAGTAGCAATGCAACCAGCCGACGATGGCGGAGACGATGCAGGCGATGATGATGATGATGGGAGTGCTCATGGTGTTGTGTCTGTGAGTATTTAGTGATCAGCTTTGGACGGTGGACTGGTTGGGCTTGAAGGTGAAGAGGTCGGGGGCACTGATGGTGAGTCCGAGGTTTTCGAGCTTGGTGCGGTCCTCGGGGTTGCCTTTGTCGGGATCGAAGGCTTTGAGGATGGCGTGTTTGTCGAGTGCGGCCTTGACGGAGAGGTATTTCTCTTGGATCTCGTCGTCTTCTCCTAGCAGGGCGTTGATGACGTCGTTTTGGGTGGTGCCTTTGGTGGTCTCGACTTTGCCAGGGGATTGGCGGAATTCGAGGGTGTGGCCTGCGACGGCAAAGGTGCGGCTGGTGCCAAAGTATTCTTTGCGGTTCGATACTGCCCAGGTGTGGATGCGCTTTTGGTTTTTGTCGATGGACTCGTCGAGGATCTCCAGCTCTAGGTTGAAGCGTTCTTCGATTTCTTTGATGGCGGCATCGCGTTCGAGGGTGAGTTTGTCACGGGTGAGGATGGTGTCTGCCGTGGTGATGACGATGGCGGTGAGTTCCTCGCGGGTGGTGATGGCGGAGGAGGCGGCGATTTTGAGTAGTTTTGATTTAGCGGACATGGTGGGAAGTGTTTAGTTGTTAGTGAGCAGTGGGTTGAGTTGAGTTGATGCGATCGCAGAGGTTTTGGAACATGGGGCTGGAGGCGTAGAGGCGCTCGATTTGCGGCATGATGGTGTAGAAGTAGCTGAATTTAACCTCGAAGATCTGGCTGATTTCTTTGTTGGTGATGCCGATGGCGCTGAGCGCGCGGTAGAGCGCAAAGCGGACGAGGACGATGTGACTGTCGCGGCGGCGTTGTTTGGCATTGCGGAGGTCATCGAATGTGAGGCCTGACAGAGCGCAGGCGGCTTTGATGTAGGGGGTGACTTTGTCGGCGAGGGCTGTTGTGTCGGCGTCCATGGCATTTAGTGTTTGGCGATGTTGGCGGCGATGTGGCGGAGCTGGGCGGCTGTGGTTTGGCACCCAGTGATGGCGTTGGCTTTCTCGGCGGGAGTCGGCAAGGACTTGGTGTCATCGGTGATGGCTGTGTTCAGCGTCTCACTGATTTTTTCCATCTCGGCGATGAGGTCGAGGGCTTGCTTTTGAGTGATGCCGAGGAGTTCTAGGAGAGTGGTCATGGCTTAGCGGGCGAGGATTTCGGTGCGGATGGACTCGGCGGAGGCGAGGATGGTGGCGGTGTCGATGCCTTCGTTGTACTGGTTCAATCTCTCGGCGACGCGGCGGAGGAAGGCGAAGCGGCCATTGTGCTCGGCCATGCCGGAGAGCTTAGAGCATGCGGAGCGGATGCTGGTGTTGATCTGGGGGCAGCGGCGGGTGAGGAATGTCTCGACGTCGTCTTGTGATGGAGCGCGGAGGATGACGCGTTCTAGGAGGCGGTTGTGGATGAGTTGGCGGGCTTCTTCCCAGTTCCGTGCGGTCAATTTGGTCCAGAGTGTGCCGATGGCGGCGATGATGATGACGGAGTTGGTGCGGTTGATGATGGTTTTGACGATGTTGAGGCACTGGGCTGTCATGTGGTGGCCCTCATCGATGGCGATGATGGTGCGGCGCTCGCTGAGGGTGGTGATGATTTTATCGATGCAACCAGCCTTGGTGACGGGGATCTCGGTTTTCTTGATGCCAAGGGAGCGGAGGATGTCGGCGAGGGCGCATGTGAGGGATGCCCAGCCCTCGTGGGCTTCGATCTCGGCGATGTTGCCGCGATATTTGCGGGCGACGAGGCGGAGGGATTCGGTTTTGCCTGAGCCGGTAGGGCCTTCGATGAGGACGAGGCGCTCTTTTCCGAGGGATGGAATGAGGCGGGTGACGGCGAAGCTGACATCCATGGCGGGTGCCAGATCCTCGTAGATTTCTTCGTGGGCGGCTTGTGCGGCGAGGGCTTCGATCGATGCGATGACGCCACGGTATTTGGCGATGTGGTTGGCGATGACGAGTCCGGTGGTGGAGCCATCGCGGAGGGTTTTGTAGGTCTTGCTAGATCCGAGCCCAGGGAATTGGCGGATCATGGCCTCGTCGGAGAGGCGGGGTTTCTGGGCGTCTTGCCAATCGCGGATTTGGCGGGCAAGGGCGATGAGGGTGGCGGAGAGGTCTGCGGTCTCTGCGGCGGTGTCGGGATGGGATAGGTCGATCATATGGTTGTGTCTGGTTTGAGTTGTGAGTGTGGAGTGATCAGTGATCAGTGGGTTTCTTCTTCTTCTTCTGGGATGTATTCCTCAAATTCTTCAACTTCATCGAGTGAGTCATCGACCCAATCATCAGGGTTGATAAGCTCGTTAATTTCTTCATCGGCTCTTGCTGACTCGGGGCCAGAGCGGCCTGTTAGGGCTTCGAGACGTTTGAATTCCTGTTCATCCATCTCAACGATTGATGAGTAGTAGGTGGTGCGGCGGACTGAAATGTGGACTTGCATGTTGTGTCTGTGTTTGAGTTAGAGGGAGTCGGTGGCGTAGCGGTTGGCGATGCCGAGGAATAGGCTGGTGCCGTCTGGTAGGGGGCGGTAGATGATGGCGCTGGACTCGTTGGCGTGGGTGACCAGGGCGACGACGGTCTCGGCCATGGGAAATTGATGGCAGAAGGTGTAGAGCCAGAGCTTTCCGTTGATGGGGATGGCGATCTGGCTGTCTTTGACGACGCATTTGACGACGACGGGGATGCCGTTGTCTGCTAGGCTGATGCTGGTGGGGTGGTGGGAAAATGCGCGGTTTGCTGCCACGGCGCGGGCTTTTTGGTGTTGTGCAGTTGTGTCTTGCATGATGTGATTAGAGAGAGTTGAGGGCGTTGGCCTCGGCGGCGCGGAGCGCTGCTAGGCGATCGATGGGGAGTGACGGTGTTGACCGTGGGGACGTTGTTGACGTTGGTGTGGTGACGCGTGGGGATGGGGCGGGAGTAGTCTCGCGGAGGTTCGCCGAGGTGGTTGCGGGGGTCTCGCTGAGGTTGCGTGGTTGGTTGGTGATCTCGATGCGGCGGCCTTGGCCATCGCCAGCGGCGGTGACGCGGAGGTTGCTGTTGCCACTGCCACTCTTGATGGCGCGGAATTCGGTGGTGGCGGCAGCGGATGCGGCTTTGCGGAGGGAGATGGATTGGTGTTGTTTTCCGCTGAGGTTGATCTGGGGGGCGCGATTGTGCATGGGGGCGGTGATGAGTTTTTCGCCGATGGGGATGGCGTTGACGTTGCGGTGGGAGCGATCTGCATTGGCGATGTAGGCACCAAGCTCGGGCTGGGCGGGATCGAAGGCGACGAGGACTTGGTAGCCGTTGTCGAAGTGGCGACCATCGACGCCGTTGCAGACGAATGATGTTTCTGGGTAGCCGTTGCCGGGGTTGATGGTGATGATGCCACCGGCGATGGTGGCTTTGCGTTTGCAGCTATAAAAGCGCCATGCCTCTGACTCGGGAAGCTCGGCGGTGTGCCAGCCTTGTTGGGCGCGGAGGTCATCGGCACTGATGTATTTCCCTGGTGCGATGATGTCGCGGCGGCGGGGTCGGGAGTTCATGATGCGGGCGGCTTCTTCGTGGGCGGCGATGGCTTCTGCCTGTTCCCAGAGACCCAAGCGGCGGACGTCGTCGAGGGTGGCGGAGTTGGCAGCTTGGCGCATGGCTTTGGTCTGGGCGGCGAACTCGCCACGATGACGGCCAATGTCTAGGGAGGCATGGGAGAGCCATGTCTGGAGGGGATCAAAGGAGCCTTCAATGGTGCCTTTGCCTTTGGATTTCCAGACGTGTTGGATGTTGACGAGGGCATCGAGTGCGCCCCAGCCGGTGATGAGATCGGGTACGTCGATGCCGTGGATGTAGGATGAATCCCAAGATCCGCGCTCAAGGCGGAGGAAAAGGGGCATGCCGTGGGCGCGGAAGGAGCGCTCAATGAAGCGGAGGATGTCCTCGCCACGGTAGGCGTCTTTGGGTCGGCCGATGGCATCAAAGGAGAGCCAACCAGCCGTTGCGACATCGAGGGCGGCGAGGACTTGGCGTCCCGTCCGAATCTCGCCTGTTTCGAGGTCGGGGTAGGCAAACGGCTGGTTGGCAGAGTAGTCGTCCATTTCCCAGAGTTGACCAGGAAGGAAGGTGTGAACATTTCCTGCGGCATCGATCCAATCGAGACTGCGGCGGGTGACAAGTTCGGTGTTTTGTGGGGCTTTTCCACCACGGAAGGCGGCGCGATCTTCGTCTGTGACGTGGAAGGCGCGGCGGATGGAGGGTGGGTAGTGGGCGCGGGTGCCGTTTTCGAGGGCGCGGGTTTCTAGGTTGCGGATGGATTCTTTGAGATCGGGACGGATGCGCTCGTCTTGGAGGAAGAAGTAGACGGCGACGGGGAGTGAATCTTTGGTGAGGCGATGCCAGCGGGCGATGGCGGTTTCTTCTGGCGTGAACTCGGCGATGGTGGGGCGGCCTGTGGGGCGGCGCTCGGCGAAGGCCTCCCATGCATTCCCCTCTGCCAGTGCCAAGGCCTTGGACCAGCGCTCGTAGTTGGAGCGGCTGAGTCCGGTGATGGCGCAAGCTTGGTTCGGGGTCTTGCCCTCAAGGATGAGGGAGGCCACGGCGTTGACTGCTTGGAATTTTTGGGACGGGGTCACTTCTGAGTCTTGGTGAAGGTGGTGAGCGAACATGGTTTTTTCCTTGGGGGGAGTGCTGGGTGTGGCAGTCTGTTAGGCGGGGATGGCGGCAGGCGTCTGGAGGGCGCGTAGGAGGCTTCGTTTGACCTCATCGGGCGCGCCGGTGAAGGCGTCTTGCAGCTTTGCGATGCCTTCGTGTCGCACGGGTTCGGGGAGAGTTTCCCATTTTTCCCAGATCTGTGTGTATGATCCGGCATTGCGGGCGAGGAGTTTTTCGTAGGCGGGATCGGGGCGGGTTTGACCCTTGCTGGTCTCGATGCCGAGCATGCCGATTTTGGCAAAAATGTAGGTGATTTCTCCGCTGAGGACGCGTGGCTCCCAGTCATCGCGATCACCGGGGTTCTTGGCCCAGCGTTCCTCGCACCAGAGGCGGGAGGCTTCTTCGGTGGGATCTTGGCGGAATTCTTTGACGGCCAAGACGAGTTGGCGGTGTGTCTGGCCCTCGACCATGGCGAGGAGTGGAGATTCTTCGGTGTGGGAAATTACCGACGCGTCGGTAATTTGGATGCCGCACATTTCGGCGATGCCTTTTGCGATGCGCATGGAGTCACCGATGTGGGTTTTCTTGACGGTGATGTTTTTGGCACACCAGACCATGAACTCGCCGTGTGGGAGCTGGGCCTTGACGGTGTGGAGGCGGATGCCCATGGCGACATAGGAGCGCATGCCTTCCATGGCTCGCTCGTAGTCCCGGCCAATGTCGTAGGCGAGTCGTTCGAGTGGGGTCATGGCGGCGAGTGCTGCTTGGCGGGCGGCGACGGATTGATCGATGGTGGTGAGTGTCTGGGACATGGTGAGAAAGTGGAAAGGTTTTGGTCAAATTACCGACTGTCGGTAATTTGGCGGGGTTTATGGATTGGCGATTTGTTTGGTGAGAGTGGCGAGGCGCTTGGTGAGGTAGCGGTCGGAGAATTTGCCAGTGAAGGCAAAGCGGGCGATGTGGCGGGCGCGGCGGGCGAGGGGCTTCCAGCGTTCGAGTGGGAGCTTGGGCATGGCCATGGCGACATCGTGGAGGGCATTGGCGCGGGCGTAGATCTCGACGCGATAGCTGGTGAGCGGATGGCGTGTGGTGATCATGCTGCTACCTCCTTTTTGGGCATGGCGAGGATTTTGGCGACGAGACGAGCGGAGGGGATGTGGCCGTTGAGGACATCGGAAATGTGTTGGTAGCAAACGCCAAGATGCTTGGCCGCATTGCGATAGGACCATCCCATTTCTGCCAAGTGGGCCTTGGCGCGGCGGAGATCAGGGTCAAGAGTTTTTGCTTGCATGTTAGTTTCTGTTGTGTCGTTCTGCCGTTCGTGTGCGAACGAACGAACACAAATTAACCAAACGGTATAATTATGCAAGAGAAATTTAACCAACAAAGCAAACTTTTTTCCGCAAGGTTAAAAAAGGCTTTGGAATGCTACCCCCATAGCAAGGGAAACCTTGCGCTACGAATAGGCGTTAGCCCTGTAACTATAAGCCGTTGGCTGGGTGGACGGGTGCCTGATCATCAGTATGCTGGCAAGCTAGCGGCGGAATTATCCGTGCGGTATAGTTGGTTAATTTTTGGCACGGGAGAGATGAAAATGCCTGAAATGGATGATGGTGTGGTGAGTGAATATGTGCCGGAATACAAGGTGACGAGGGCGATCACGCAGAGTGTGCAGGAGGCGATGGTGCACGCGGAATCCGATGATCTGTGGGAGATCGCGGCGCACACCATGGATGGCATGGTGCGGTTACCAGCGGCGATGAGGTTGAAGATTTTCGATGACCTGTTAGACATGGTCATGGAGGCGAAACGAAAAGACGAAGAAAAAGTTAGTGAATTATGAAAACGATCAAAGATTATCATGTGGAAGCATTCACGACGGGCCTGTTCTCGGGGACGCTGAGCCCGAAGAAATTACAGGACACTCTCAACCACTTCGGGAAGCAGGGATGCCGCCTGGTGAGGACCATTCACGAGCGGCGGCGGGTGTTGCTGTTCTTCTCTCGTGAGGTTCATTTCCTGATCTTCGAGAGGGAGGCGACGGTGTCGAAAGCAAGGGAGATGGATGAATGATGCCGATGATTTGTTAGAGACAAACTGGGTGATCTTTTTATGATCATTTGATGATGAATGAGCCTCGCGGGTGACTGCGGGGCTCTTTGTTTTCCCCTACCTCACCGACCACCCCCGATGGTGGTTCCTTGGTGGGGTTTTTGTGTTTTTACTGGTGCCCTCCCCCACGCATTCCTCCTTTATGACCCTTTACAAGATTGCACCAATACTCGCCTCCTTATCCGCTGATGATCGCGGTGATCTTTTGCTCTATATCACTCTCGGCATCATTTCTCTCTTAGCGGCGGTGGCGAGTATCGCGAAAATTTATGAGGCTTTCTGGAAGCCGAACGGGGCACGCAAAACAGATTGCATCACGCGGGCGGAGTTCGAGGGTTTTGTTAAGTTGACCGAAGCGCGGTTTAAGGATGTGGACGATAAATTTACGGGGTTCGATAAGGACATCCGCAATTTGATCCAAACGCTGACAAGTGAGCTACGATCCATTCACCGATCGATTGGCCGACTGGATGGCCTGATCTCTGGATCCAAAGGAGTCGATACGGAACAGGGCAAAGATTGAGAGGTAAGACTCTCAGACATAAGACATAAGATTTTTCACCACGACACAACAAGATGAGCACACCCGAACGAAATGAAGAGGTCCGCTATGCGGTGCGACAATATCTCGCTGAGCGGCCATCGATCGCACAGATGGTCTCGACGATCCGGCAGCGGCTCGCGATGGAATATGACTTTACGTATGCGGAGGTGCAAGCGGCTCTGGAGTTCCTGGTATCTCTTGAGCAAGTGAAACTCACGGTGTCGAAACTCGGATCTAGTAAATACTACCAGATCACGGCGGCAGGAACCCTAGCCCATGAACGCAATGAGTGATCTACTAAAACCGAAAGGGAATCCTTTGCTGAGCTATCTGCGCCATGCTGTGACGTTTGGGCTGATGAAGCTCACGGGTGATCATCTACCGATGGAACAACTGCCCGAGGCTGTGAGCTATGTGGCTGATGCCGTGGTGCTCGGTGTGTATTGGTTCGCCGTGAAGTATGGCGTGGCGATTTGCAAAAACAAGATCGTGCCTTGGTTGGATAAGATCGCATCCCCTCTCGACCCTCCTAAATTCCCATGAAATCTACTTTTTCTTTTCTGTCGTTTCTCGCCTTTGCGCGCTCGGTGTTTTTCGAGCCGTTGGTGAAATCCTCTTTGATCGCCACCAGCGGGGCCTCCGCCGAGACTCCGCGAACCTTGTAAAACCTTTCTGCCCGCTGCTGGGCTGATGCTGGCATCGGCAGAGTGGTTGTGTCCTCTGTCGGTGCCTTTTCTTTTCTCACTATCCCCCTCAAATCTTATGTATAGCAAGCGCACTCTGGAATCTCTCGCTGGTCTGAATCCTACGTTTCGGAAAAAATTCGTGGCGTTCTTGGATGCCGCGCAACCAATCCTTGCTAAGCATGGCGTAACGGCTGAGGTGATCTCAGGCCTGCGCTCGTGGGCACAACAAAAGGCACTCTATGCCCAAGGCCGCACGAAGCCGGGCAAGATTGTGACCAAGGCCCCTGCGGGATCGAGCTATCACAATTATGGACTCGCGGCGGATCTTGGTCTTTTTGCAAATGGCAAATACCTGGACTCGGCGTCACCGGCACGCGCGGAAAAAGTCTATCGTGAACTTGGTGCACTCGCTGGGAAGATGGGACTGGAGTGGGCTGGTAACTGGAAGTCTTTCCCTGAGTCCCCTCACTTTCAATGGACGAATGGTCGAAACATCGCGCAACTCAAACGTGAGTTTGCGGCGGTGAATTACGATGTGAACAAAATTGCTTAATCTCTCATGGCCCGCACCCGACAAGGAAAAATCGCTCGCTTGCCTCACGTTCTGCGTGAGGAGATCAACCGTCGTCTGAGTGATGGTGAGACGGGTGGGACGATCCTGTCCTGGTTAAACGCTCACGTTGATGCGGTGCGGATCTGGGATCAGCATTTCGAGGGTGCACCGGCTACGGCGCAAAATCTCTCGGAGTGGCGTCTGGGTGGGTACCGTGATTGGCAGATGCAACGTCAAAAGGTAGAGGACTTGAAAACCCTTTCGTCTCATGCGGCGCAACTGGCGCAAGCGGGGCAAGGCGTGGAGAGTGGATCTACGGCGATCCTCGCGGGCCACATCATGGAAAGCTGGGAGACCTTGCTCTATGCGGGCGGCACCTCGGCGGATGAAAATGGTGAAGGTGGCAGCGAGGCGGATCTGGCCCTCAATTTTGCGCGATTGACCCAAGCTGCTACGCGGCTGAAAAAGGCATCGATCGACGAGCAAAAAATGCTACTCGCTCAGCGCCAAGCAAATCACAAGGAAAAGGAGCTAGCTCTTTCACGTGAGAAGTTTGAACACCAGACGGTGCAAAAGTTTATCCAATGGGCAAAGTCGCCTGAGGCCACGGCGATCCTTGATAGTGGCAAGCCTGCGGCGGTGCAAATGGATCTGATGCGGGAGCTGATGTTTGGCGCTGCAAACTGATTTAACATACACGATTTTTTAACATACACGACCATGAGCAAAACGACACGACATGCCAAAACACCTGTGAAGCGCAAGCGATTGATTATTGCGAAGCCGATGCCACCATCGCATTTGAACGCCAAGGATCGCCCTGATCACTATGACAAGCCAGTCTCTCCGTGGGAGTTAGAGCGCTACATGGAAAGCACGGGCAATGCCTTTGTGGATGCCCGCCGCACGGATGCGATTGAGTATGCATTCCGACTGAAAGGAGATCTCCAAGGTGATCTGAAAAAAGCCATTCATTGCCTGCAAGCGGCACTGGAAGTGGCAGAACAGGAGGGACTGTGAAGTGATGATCCGCCAATGGCTCCAACAAAAATGGGATTGGCAAGTGTATCGCTGGTCTCATGAATCATTCAAGCGGATCGCGAAAGATCGCCCAGGGATGATGCTTGTCGTCGAGCTGACTCTCCACGAATACAACAAAGATCTCGACGAGGATGTCCGCCGTGCGGCGACGATGTTTCACCAATGCATGACAGCCAAGGTCAATCCTGATCCTCCGAAGCGTGGCCTCGTGGCTCGCTTTCTCGATTGGCTACTCAGTGACGAAAAAGGAAAAGCAAAATGAGCCAACCATTGATCCAACTCCGAGCCTATCAGGCGGAAAGCTTCCGGTCCAAGCTGGGGATTTTCTGCCGGGTGTGGCGTCGTCAATCTGGTAAGTCTTACGTGCTCGGCGCGGAGGGACTCGACTTGATGATGTCGGAGCCATGCAATGTGATCTTTGCCTCGGCGGCTCTGCGACTTGGTCAAGAGAACATCCTGAAGGAAGCGGAGATCTGGCGCGATATGATCGGGATGATGCGCAAGGCGGCAGTGGCCGGAAAGTTTAAGCTGACTACCTCTGCCGATGATGACCAGGGCAAGACTCTGGATGTGGATGCGCTCGCGGATCTACTGGACCATACCCGACTGGAGGTGAAGCTGTGGCACTCGCGGACATCGTTCTCGCGATCCATTGTTGTCGCTCCTAACCCTGATACGGCCGTAGGCTGGACGGGGCATGTTTTCCTTGATGAGGTCGGGCGCATTCCTGATTTCCAAGACGTGTATGAGGCGATGGAGCCAATCGTTTCCTCGCAAGATAAATTTGTGGTCCGCATGGCGACGACGCCACCGCCTGATGATACGCACTATAGCTATGAACTCCTCGCCCCACCGGCTGGTGAGGAATTTCCGATCAATCCGAAAGGCAACTGGTATAAGAGCGAGGCGGGGATCATGGTGCACCGCGTAGGTGCGGCTGATGGTCACGCGGCTGGTGTGCCACTCCGCGATCTGGAGACTCGGCAAAAGATCACGCCTGCGGAGAGCCGAGCGCGGGCGATCGACAAGACGGCGTGGGACCGAAACTTCGACGTGGCATTCCTCACGGGTGTCTCGACGACTGCGATCACTGGCACGGCCATCGCCCACGCGCAAGCGATGGCGGATGGCGTGGGCGTGAAGATCACGGAGACTCTCACCCTTGCCAACATCCGCGATCTGGTGCCTGCGGACTGGGTGGACAAGCTCGTGCCTCAGCGGAAAATCGCGGTAGGTCATGACGTAGCGACCTCGGAAGGTGGCAGTGCGAACCCGGCATCGCTGGTGGTCTCGCAGGATCTCGGCGCGATGAAACCGGAGCGTCTGGTGCTCGCGTGGAAAACGGAAGATCCGGCACTGGCCACAGATCTGATCCGTATGGTGCTGGAAGACATCCGCCGCGCGGGTCATACGGGTGTGCTGATGGCAGTGGATGCCTCGAACGAAGTATATCATGCTCGCAACCTGAAAGCTCAGCTCGCCCACCTCGCCCAGATCGTGCTGATCAAGGGCGGCCAAAAACTCAAATTCGGCGCGGAGGAAATGGACTCGAAGACCCTTCTGGGCAATCTCTATGCGAATGCCGTCAATGATGGCACAGTGCCGATGCCTTCTGGAAAATGGATCTCGGAAGATCGACGCCTGGTGAAAAAGAAAGGCGGTCGTTTTTATGCAGACCTCGGCAAAGATGGCGAGCACGGTGACACCTTTGATGCGGGCAAGCTCGCTCATTGGCGTCTGGTCGGCAAGCGTGGCGGATCTGGCGCGGGCATCTCTGCGGTGCAAGTCGGCGGTACCACGACGAAACAAAAGGTAGCCGGAAAGCTGGCGGGCATGATGCGCCGCATGGGCCTCGGCGATGGTAACCCAACAACGAAACTCTCTGGATAATGCCACTCGATAATCTTTACCCGAACTCCAATCTGGTCGTCTTCGGCCAAGGCCTCGCCAGTGGCACGCCCGAGCTGCTTGATGAGGTGCCTGATATGCCAGGTGATGGCTGGGACACACTGAAGCGGACCTACTTGATCAAGGATGGCGGGCGACCCTTGCTAAGCACGGCGCTTGCTCACTATTTCCCGCGTGGCACGAAAGATGACGACTACAGCATGTGGATCACCGATGTGACCGGACGGCGCTACTCGCAAGGCGTGCATGTGGCCCAAGTGACCTACCGCGGCATCTTCACCTCGCGAGGCTATAAGATCTCGACCTCGGCGGCAGTGGCTACGCAATCGGGCGAAAACATTAACGCTCCCGGCTCTGACAGCGAGCCAGGTGTGCCTGGTCCGGGAGTGGTGCGGCCTAAGCTGGAGGTGGCAGAAAACCAAGTGACCTGCGATGTGAGCTACATCTCTCTGGGCATGGGGCCACGCACTCACCTCACGGGACGCAATGCGACACCGCCATCGGCACCGACCCCGCCGACGAGCTGGTGGTCATGGCTGGCTGATCCTACCTACCACTATCCGCACGGCTGGGTGTTGATGGCATCCGATGGCGAGGGCCTGCCGGGTGTAGACCACGCCGAAATTTGCCTGATCACTGACCGCTACCAGTACATCCACGAGATCTCACCGTAACCTTTACCCCTCTCTCTCTCTGACCCATGGCACAACAAGAAGTCAAGCCTCAGCCGGGGCAAAAGTTCGACCCCGGCAAATCCTTTCTCGTCAAAGGCTCCACGCTCAATCGCCTACTGGATGCCGCATTGCCAGTGACGGCGGGAAAAGGCCTGCGTGAATTCCAAACGGCCAAGGGCAAGGTGATCATGCTCGATGGCGAGCTGGGTGTGGCGGATGGTAGCCCATGTCCATTCGGCTATGTGTATGTGGATGGCAGTGCGACTAAGCTCCAAGGCGGATCAGTGACGGGTGGCGAGACGAATACCACCGTCGATCCGATCACCTTAGACATGGACTCGGCAGACTATGTGCATGTGTGGCTGAAGGTCGAATACACGCCCAATAAGGCGGACGATGTGTTGCTGCCGGGTGTGGAAAATTTAACCGATGTCGATCACGGCGCTGGGTCATCCATCCCTAATAACTCACTGCCGACAATGGATGATCCCACGGGCACGATGTATATCGATCTGGGGTATTACTACGATGGGGAATTTTACCCAAGCGGGTGTGGGAACTTTACGATCTCGCATTGCCCAGGATTCCCGAACTACGGACGCGCATGAGCTTTCATCCTAAAATCGAGACTCTCAACGACTGGAATGACGCGCTGGCTCAATGTGGTTGCTGCGCGATGCCGACGTGCCTAGAGCCGATGATGCAGTGTCAATCGCAGTGGTTGACCCTTTGTGCCTACTTTGGCCCGCCCGACATCTATCCTGATGACGGAGCGCCATCGGTGGAAAGTGACTCAGACAGTAGGAGCGAGACGTGCCTCACCTACTGGCAAACGCACAAGGTGGGCTGTAAGGTGCAAGGTAGCAAAACGATTCGTGGGGTGAATGACTCGGTGTATGAGCTGATCACGGCAAACTATCGGAACTGGACTTTGCGGAAATTCCGCAACATCTGGTCACCGGCTACGGGACCGGGTGTGATCGCGGCGACGACATGCCAAGAGGACTGGGAGTGCAACATCGGCGGGACATTCGAGGTGACGCGCAATGGCATCTATCAACTCGATCCCTCCACCAGTGACCCAAATCCCTCCGACGATAACTACCCGATCATCGGGCCATTCATCAGCTACCATTCCATCGGCACGATCACGAACATGGCAGGCATGGTCGATCCGCGTTGGGAGCCGGGCAGTAGTGAGACGAGCGATGATGCGCCGATTCTCCCAGGGCCTTGCTTTCCGATGTGGCATTGGCAAACTCAAAGCTATGATGGCACGTATGACAGTGACGGCATCTTGACGGGGAGTCACATCGTAGCCACTGAGGACTACTACAGCTCGGCATCGGGCTGTGGATTCGGCGTGGCTGATGATAGCACTGACAGTGAGCCGAGCTGGTTCACGATCTACAATGAATACGGTGGGAAACTGAATTGCTCATCGATGACGGATGGCCTCGCGGCGCTCGCTGAGACCCTTTGGCCCACGGATGATCCGAGTGACACGGAGTCACTGGAGGGCACGGAGCTGGATGCCACGGTGCAGAGCTCGTGCGGCGCGATGTTTGAGTGTCGGCCCTGCGAGGTCGGGCGGGCACAGCGTTTCCGGTATCGGTGGACGGTGCCACTTTGCCACCCAGGCTCCTACTACCGCATCGACTGGGATGAGGTATTTTTCCCGCAAGCCTATCTTGATTGGCTCGAAGCGGCGGAGGCCTATGACCCGAACCCTGAGAGCACGAGCGAAAGTGAGCGGCTGCCCACGGGGATCGAACCCTTTGACCCCAATATGAATCCGCCACCAGTCTTGCCGACCATCACGCCTAAATCGTGGACGTGGACGGGCGAGGCGCTGGGTGAGTGTGAGGACTTCGACTCGAACTATAGCGATAGCTCTGATCCTGTGGCGAATGATCTGATCCGCCGAGAGGCGATGACCTCACGGACCAGCCCATGGAGTAACACCGTCTATGTGCCTGCGCCCGGCATCACTGAGGTGCGGAATGTGCGAGTGCGTTGCTATGACAACCCATTCGGCACGGTGGCTCAGCCTGTGGCTGATGCCAATGCGATTTATGACCCTGATGACGTGGATCAAGACGGCATCGCCGATAGCATGGAGCCATTGCCACCACCGGACTCGACACCATCTGACTCGACAAGTGTATGAACCCTGACCCTTTTGCATTACATGGAGCGCCATTGCCTCGGCCTAGTGAGTCGGCGATGATGCGTTGGCGGAAAAAAGGTAGCACGCAAGGCCCGATCTACCAAGGCCAAGCATTGGCCGTGCCGTGTGTCGGCTGTGGGCAACCAGCCAAGCCAAGTGTGCCGGATCTGCCTGTGGCGCGATCGTTTTTCCCGCCTGATCCCGCGAGTGTGCCGGATCTCGGAAAGATGGTGATCTACACCCTTTCGTATGGCTCGCCTGAGTGGCTTCCTGAGACGATGCCGACTCTGCGAGCTTGGTGTGCACGGCACGAGCTGGAGTTCATCGAATGGAGTGACATTCCTGCGGACTACCCTTCGCCCAAGTTCGTCGAGGTGGATATGTTGCGGCATTTTCTCGCGAGCGATTCCGACTGGATGATGTATGTAGACGCCGATGTGATCGCTCATGAGCGTGCTCCTCACCCTTTCGCTCTGGTTGACCAGGGCGCGGGACTTTACCTACGGGAGGACGTGCATGGCGTGAATGTCTGTGAGCGCTGGCCGGGCTGGGTGGCGACCCATTTTCAGCGGACGCCTCGCAAGGAGTATCGGTATCGGAATGCAGGAGTGTGGGCCGTGGATCGCAAAACGGCGCGGGATTTCCTCCAGATCTGCCAAGCGCCCTACGTCGCGGGACAAATGGAACAACACCATTGGAACCTGTGGGTGCATGACTTCGCGGGGCCGGTGCACGATCTCGGCGCGGAGTGGAATGGCTTTGCGAACGTGAAAGGCCAGCCGATCATGGACGGGGCGTGGCTTTACCACGTAGCCGGTGGGCGAAAGTCGGCAGCGATCCAAGCTCTGCGCGATCGTGGATTTTTGCCCCATCGATTTCCTGAGCCGGACTGGAGTCACTGGATTGAGGGTGACCTCGACGCGGCGATCGTGATCCCGCTGAAGCTAAGTGCGGACCCTTGGCTAGGCGAGAGCCTGCGTGTGGTCCTGCGGTCGATCGACGAGCATTGGACCCCGGCATGGCCGGTGCGGATTGTCGGTGACGAGTGCCCCGCGTGGCTTGACCCTTCTGTGTTCATCCATGCGCCTGAGTATGAGACGGCATTGCTGCGGGGATTATCCTGCGCTCGCCAAGTGCTGTGGATGAATGACGACATCCTTTTCTTGAGATCATCTGATACTGCGGACTTTGTGCGACCATGGCTCATGGGGCCTCTCGATGTGGGGGCTCACCTGATGAGTAAATCCTCCTGGTCATCGAAGCGGGCGCGCGCGGCATTGATCGCGACCCATGCCAAAGGTGGGGAGACTCTGAATTTTAGCACTCACACGCCCTACCTCTACGATCGCGATGTGGCGAAGAATGCTCTGGAGATGTCGGGCATCTGCTACAAGCTGGCATTCGAGCAAGTGTATTTCACGATCGCTGATCGATCACCCCAGCCGATTGGTCAACGCAAAGCGCGACCCAATGAGTCCCGAGACGGGGCGGTCATCCTCAACTGGAATGACTCGGCGGCGACGTCGCCATTGCTCGGCGAGCTGCTCGCGATGTTCCCGCGTAGATCCCGCTGGGAATTGGAGTGACCCTTTCGGACGTTACAGTGGATTTGGGCGCGACCCTTACCAAAGTTTTCTCCACACACCGTACCACGACTTTCGCCGCGTTACATTGTCGCGTCCTGAATCCGCAACGGCCTCTTTCACGAGTGCGACGGCATTTAGTTCACCGTCAGCCGTGCTAGCGCG